TACGGAGTTACTTCATATGTAGATATAAAAGCAGCTATTGATTTAGGTAAAGCTGTTATAATAACCCAACAAAGTTCATCTTCTGTTGCTGGAGATATACTATATTATGTTACTTATGTTGATAGTGCTGATGATTCTATTCATTTTGCTTCACTACCTTGTATGAATCCATCATCGGTATTTCATAATTCTTATTATTTATGGTATGGCCAAATATCTACTTCAAATAATTATTCCAGCCAAGTATATTCTTTGCAGCAAGCTCACGTCAAAACTTCATTAACTCTTGATTATAATAATTGAGATCAGAATAATACTATAACTGTTAGTTATTCCAGAATTTCAGCTGATAATCTTGTACAAGTGTCTCCTGATCCAACTTCGGCAGATGACTATGTAGATGCAGGAATATTATGTACTGCTCAAGGAACTGGAACCTTAACATTTACTTGTAAAACAGTTCCTACCAATGATATTACAGTAAATGTTGTAGTATGGAACTAAGGAGGAAATTACATGATTCAAAATATGGTGTATGGAAGTGGAAGCAAATGACCTTCAAAAATAGTTATTTCTCCTTTTGCTAGAATAACAAAAACTTATAGTTCTGGAAGTTGAACTGATGATTATGCAACATTATATACAAATGCAAAGTATGAGATTGTAGGAAAATATTTTTATCATCAAACAGTAAAGGCAGATACCCAATCAATATCCTATTATAAATTTTACGTTGAATTTGAAGATGGCAGCAAAAAAGAATTGTGAGATTTTGTCAATGCTGGAAAAGAAGTTACAATAAATGTTACTGGGGCAGCTGATTATAATAATGCTAACTATGATAGTTGAAATACTTGTTTTTGTTCATCATTGACTACCGAGGATCCTGATGGTACATATCATGTAGTATACAGCTCTCCTACACGAGTGGTAAATGCTACTAAATCAATCACTTTAAATAAGGAGCATTTCCCATATTCTCAAACAGGGGTAAATAATATTTCTCTAACTGGTATAAATTTTTATGTATCAACTTATAATTCTGGTAATAGTGATTCTTATAAAAGTGGAGCAAAAATTACAATAAATTCAATAACAATTGATGAGGTCTCTCTTCCTATTGAAATTCAACAATGAGATGATGCAGATCTATACTTTGATCTATATATAGATCACGGTACAATTCAAAAACCTTATGGCACAACATTAACAACAGATTTATCCACAATAAAAGAAACTTATCTTAATATAAAAATAGAGAATCAAAACACACTAAAGGTTGTTAGAAAAAATACTATTTCTGACAGCACTTATGTTACTTGGTTATATTTCAATTCATCAAGATTAGTATACAAGAATGGAACAGTTGTTAATGCTTCTTCAATCACTGAGTCTGATAATATTTGATTAAATATGTATTGTAGTGACATGACTACTACCACTGGAGATCTTTATTGTGTTATGCTTGGACAACCTGGTGGATCTAATAACGATGTTCAAACTTCTAATACTGGTAGCACGCCTTATAGGCTACAGTTTAAAGGTGGATTTAGCTCTTCAAATGTATGATTTAGATCAGGTAGTGGAGGAAGTGCTGATTCAGTGTCTTATACATATAGACTTATAATAACAATAAATGGAATTGAATATCCAGTTAAGATAAGATTGGCAGGTTAGGTATATGCAAGCACAGATAAAAGACAATATGCTTTATAAGGGAATAGTTGAATTATCCTACAAAGTAGGGGATAGAATTATTTCTAAAGAATTTCATAATAATGGTACTGAACAGTTAAAAAGAGCTTTTGCCATGTTTATGTGTGGCGGTTCTGTAGCACAAACTGCTCAAAGATATCTTCCTACAAAGTTAGATCTAAAATATAAGTTTAGTGGAAATTGGGTATCAACTTTAACAAGAACTGTGCCAGTAACAAACCCATCATACAATTATGATGATGAAGAAAGCGGAAAACAATGGTATGTTGAATATAATTCTGTAATTCCATATTCCTCTTTAAAACAAGAAATAGTTGAAGGTTTTGATTATAGATTATATCTATTATGTCAAGGTACCGATTCCGAAGATACAAGCGATGAATTAGCATATATAAATGTTGATTCTCAGGACTTAGCAACATTAACTGCTGGAGTTTCTGTATTAGTTTCTTGGAAATTAAAATTACTAAATGACTCAGAGATAGCATAAGGAGAAAACAATAAATGAATTTATATTCAAGTAGTGTAAAAGTATATCCTTCAGCAAGACGAGGCGCCACGAATGCTTATTCTAGGCTTCTATCAGAAGAGGCCATGACAAGATTGATAAACACCTTGATTGATTATGATGGTTTTGTTATTAGTGATGATAACAATACTTTAAGATTTAATATCAAAGGATTTTATTTTGAAGTAGAATTAGATACATTAACGGATGAATTTAGTGCTGAAACTTCAATCTATGGAACTATACAATTAACTCAGTTTGGAGACTTCTGGGAACTAGATGGTCAAGATTCAGGAAATGTATATACAGGAATTGATTTTGGAACAACCGATGAAACTAGTTATGCTGATAAAACTTATTCATTAAAGTTGCTTGAGAAATCAGGTAGTAGTTGAATTATACCAAACGATAGTAAAAGGAAATTTAATTTTGCTAACCAGTCTTTCAACGTAGACGGCGGAACTATCTAAAAAAATTTAAACTTTTTTCTAAAAATACCTATTTTCTTAAAAAATATATTGTAATAATAATTATTATTAATTATATTAATAATAAGAGGGGTAATAGCATTTCTTAGATAAAGATTTTTAAAAAGAATTACTAAAAAAGTTGGAAACTGAATAAATATAATGTAAAATAGTATATAGGGTATCCTATATACTATTTTTGTATGTTTATAAGGATAAAAGATGAAAAAGAAGTATGAAGTTATAACTTGTCCTCATTGTGGATATGAATATTTACCAGCAGAAATCTACATACCAGATTCATTTTTTGGTAAACCATATGAAATAGACAGAGAAGGTGTGTCAGGTAAGATTGATTACTTTTTCGGTAGCAGCATGGATTTAGATGAACGATATACATGTGATAAATGCAACCAACCATTCAGGGTAACTGCAAAGGTTCAATTTACTACTGAGGGTATTGATTTTAGAAAAGAGTATACTACTAAACTTAGAAAGCAATCTTTATTTTTAAACGAAGATGATTAGTATTGAACAGAGAATAAATCAAAAAGTTCCAGGCGAGAGTTCTTTGTTTGTTTCTTTCGGATATAATCCAGAAATAATTGAGCAAATAAAGCAGTGCCCTGTTTATAATTATGATAAGAATACAAAAACCTGGGAAGTACCTTTAACTAGTCTTTCTAAACTTGTTGATAGTTTGTGTAATATTGATGACATCAATATTAAGTTGCTTTCTGATATAAAAAAGAAAGAAGTAGAAGATACTAAAATAGGTCCATATAAAACAAAACCATTTAATTATCAGATGGATGGAATAAAGTATGGTCTTCATGAAGATTGTTGGTTACTTTTAGATGCCCCAGGATTAGGAAAATCACTTCAGCTAATCTATTTAGCACAAGAGCTGAAAAAGAGAGAAAATATTCAACACTGTCTTATCATCTGTGGGGTCAATACTCTTAAAGCAAACTGGAAAAAAGAAATAGAAAAGCATAGCGACTTAAGTTGTCATATCCTCGGGGAGAAAATAAGTAAAAAAGGAATATCTTCGGTTGGTTCAGTTTCTGAAAGGTTAGAAGATTTAAAGAAGCCAATCGAACAGTTTTTTGTTATTACTAACATTCAAACATTAAGAGATGACAATATTGTAAAAGAGATCAACAAAGGAAAGTTTAATTCCTTTGATATGATAATATTCGATGAATGTCATACCTGTAAATCTCCAACTGCTCAACAAACCAAAGGTCTTTTAAAATTAAAAGATGCTAAGTATAAAGTAGCAGCTACAGGAACACTACTTCTTAATAATCCAGTTGACGCTTTTGTTCCACTAAAGTGGATTGGGGTTGAGAATAGTACGTTTACAAATTTCAAGTACTATTATTGTAATTATGGTGGACCTTTCAATAATATACTTTTAGGGTTCAGAAATATGAATGTTTTGAAAGATCAGATTGAAAAGCATTCATTAAGAAGAACAAAGGAGTTATTGGATCTGCCAGAAAAAACAATAATAAATGAATATCTTGATATGAATGACGACCAAAAGTTATTTTATGAAAATATCAAGAATGGGGTAAAAGATCAGGTAGATAAGGTTGACATGAATACTGCTACAATCTTATCTATGGTGACTAGACTTCGTCAGGCAACTGCTTGTCCTTCTATATTAACAACAGAAGATATATCATCTACTAAAGTGGATAGATGTTGTGAGTTAACAGAACAGATAATTGATAACGGAGATAAGGTAGTAATTTTTTCAACCTTTAAAGAAACTTTAAATAAAGTTAAAGATAAACTTCAAAAATATAATCCTACAATTAATACCGGCGATGTTAAAGATGAGGAAATATCTAGTAATATAGACGATTTTCAAACTACAGATCGTAGTAAAGTATTTTTGTGCACTTGGCAAAGGATGGGTGTTGGGGTTACTTTAACAAAAGCAAGTTATGCAATATTTCTCGATGTTCCATGGACAGCTGGTGTTTATGAACAAGCTCAAGATAGAATACATAGAATAGGTAGCAAAGATCCAGTGTTTATCTATCATCTAATATGTAAAGATACAATTGATGAAAGAGTGTTAGAAATTGTAGAAGATAAGGAAGCAATATCGGATTATATTATAGATAATAAGATAACAGCAAAGTCACTGAATTCGTTGAAAAAATATATTCAAGAATTAGTAGAAGCATAGTTGGATTTTATAATATCTTATATTATACTATTATTGTAGTATAATATAGTTTAAAGGAGGTGGGTTATGTTATCAGAGTGCAGAAGTAACTATGAGAACTTAGCTAATTATATTCCTGGTTGACTGAAGATATCAAAATCCGAGCTATGCTTTTCTTATATCCGTCTTAAGGAACAGGGGGATCCATCAGCAGAATATTATCTTTCAGCATTGATAGCTAAGTATCTTAGGAAGATGGAAATAGAATATAATTCACAATATTATAAGAATATTTCTGAAGATGATTATTATAATATGTTGATTGAATGTATTTTGTTTGTTGTTAGAAGTAAAGCATGGGAGGATGAAAATTCTTCACTTTATAAAAATGAAAATGCCCCTGAGATTGCAATAAATACATGTATTAAAAATTCCGTAGTAAATCAGTACATATATTTACAGAGGGATAAGAGAAAATCAAATAATGGAGCACTTAGTTTAAATTTGTTAGAAGAAAATTCATCAGAAGGGTATTTTATACCTTATAATGATGAGGACATAAGTGCAGATTTATATGTGAAGGAGTTAATAAAATCGTATTTCAATGACAAGGAATATCTTAATGCTTTTGTTCTAGACGCAATATTAAATAAGAATGTTTTTGTTGATGGTAAGGATGGAGTAAGATTCAGTTTAAGTAAACTTAAAACAAGTATAAGAAATATTAACAAATCCTATTGCAAAGTTTTTTCAAACAATTATGAAATAAGTTTGAAAGAAGTGGAAGATTCATTAAAATATTGTCAAGGGATAAGTCATACCAGATTAGATACATCTATTCAACGATTTTTTAAAATTTTAAAGAGAGATAAAGAATTATCAATGTTGGTGCACAATGCTTATTAATCTTATTTCTACAGGTAACTATAATAGTTATAACATCGAGTTAGCTAAGATAATTGGTCTACATGAAGCAATCTATCTTAATGAATTAATCAATATAAATGAAAAAGCAATTCGTAAAAACAAAGTTGAAAATGATTTTTTTATCGTAGATAGAGAGTACGTTAGATGTAGAACAACTTTAACTCCTGAAGAGCAGAAAGAAATTGATAAAGAGTTACAGATATGTAATATTGTTGAGAATGGTATTGAGAAGGATTCTTTAAGGATTGATTTTTCAAAACTTACAACAATGTTGATGGATGGTAATGAAGGGATATTAAAAGGTTTTGTTAAGGAAGTAAAAGATAAAAAGAAAGTTAGTAAAGCAGAAATAATCCGCCAGCAGCTTAAAAATAATATCAAAACAGATAATCAAGAACTTAAAGATGCATATTGTGAATGGATAGATTCAGTATCCATGAAGCGTGGATACATGGCGAAGAAAGCAGTGCTTGAAGGTCAAAAGATTGTGGACGATTATTGTAATAGAAATTTAGACATGGCTCTTAAGATAATTTCTATTGCTACTGTTCATTCTTATGTTGATATGAATTGGGCATTAAATGATTTTAAGAAAGATTATGCAAATTCATTTAATAAGGTTCCTGTAATTCAAAATATTCAGCAATTAAGTACAGAGGTATTCTAGTGATAACAAGTTATAGTTGTTATTTAAGAGAAGGTTGCAAAAAATACAATAAAGATAACTTTGAATGTGATAAAGAAGATGTATTCTGCATAAAGTTATTTAAGGTGGATAAACTTTATCAGAATTCACTATTGTCTGAAAAACAACGCATAAAGATACCACTTTATCCTGATGCTAATGGTACGGATTTAGAAACTTTTAAGTTGTTAAAAAGTATTGAAGAACATATAATACCATTTGTTAATAATGGTAAGAATCTTTTTATTCATTCAACTATAACTGGAAATGGTAAAACTAGTTGGTCTATTAGAATGATTCAACAATATATTCTGTCCACTTGGGTAGAGAAGGATGTTGAAAGTTGTCCAGCTATGTTTGTTAATGTACCAAGATTTTTACTTTCATTGAAAGATAGTATTACAAATCAAAGTGACTATATAGATCACATAAAGAAAAATATTCTTAATTCTGATTTAGTTGTTTGGGATGAAGTAGGCGTTAGGACACTTTCCGATTATGACCATGAACATTTATTAAATATAATAAATACTAGATTAGATGAAGGAAAAAGTAATATCTATACAAGTAATCTTCCAGCAGAGGAACTAAGAGAAAAGGTTGGGAACAGATTATATAGTAGAATTGTAAATGTAAGTACTAATATCGAATTATTTGGTGCAGATAAAAGGACTTTATACAAGTAATGATTCAACTTCAGTACATCAATGCACTTCTTGATAGCAGAGATACTTCTTTATTATTGTTAAATAATATTGACGAATCCTTTTTCAGTGACTATAAGGAAGAGTACAATTTCATAAAAGAACATATTAATCAATATGGTCAAGTTCCCGATAAAGCAAGTTTTTTATCAAAGTTTCCAGAATTTGATATAATTGAAGTAAGAGAAAGTAAATCTTATCTTATAGACGCACTTTATGAGGATAAAAATAAGAGGTTATTAGCATCTACATTTAATAAAGTAAGAAATTTATTAAATGAAGGTAAAACTGATGAAGCTCTTTCGGTCTATACTTCAAGCGTAGATTCTGCTGTTCAGGCAAGGCACATCGATTGCGTAGATATACTTAGAAATGATTCTCGTTATGAAGCCTATCTTGAAAGATGTGACGATTTTAATAAATTTTATGTAAAAACTGGATTTAAAGAGTTAGATGAAATCATAGGTGGTTGGGATAGACAAGAAGAGCTTGCCACAATAGCAGCAAGAACAAACATGGGTAAATCTTGGGTGCTATTGAAGTGTGCCGTAGCAGCAGCAGAGCAAGGTTTAAATGTTGGTATATATTCAGGAGAAATGTCAGATAGGAAAGTAGGTTACAGGGTGGATACTCTTATATCTCACATTAGTAACACTGCTTTGATTAAAGGTAACAAGGACTATCAAAATCAATATAAAGTTTATCTTGATAACTTACCTAATAAGTTTACAGGTTCAATAAAAGTATTAACTCCTAATATGATTGATGGACCAGCGGGAGTTACTGCATTAAGGGCTTTTATAGAAAAAGAAAATCTTGA